CAGGGGTTAAACCCCTGCTATTCGGCCCGGTTTAGTTTAAGACTTTACCTGTCGGTGTCTTTCGCCTGTGTCTACCAACACGAGGCTGTGTCTCACAACATAATTGTAAGAGAGTAAGAACAATTACATGTCTCATTATCATGATCATAAGAGAGGAAGAATGATCCATGTCCCAATATCATGAGTGTAAGGGAGGAAGAACACTCACCGCCAAATATACGCTTTTTCGACGGTTGGCAAGCCTTTTTAGGTAATATCGAAATAGGTGCGCGTGACAGTACTATACGCACACCGAATCCACCTTGTACTGCTGCTTCTTATCAAGGTCGCACACCGAAGATTGTGCATTTGGAAGAAGACTTCATGGGGGGAGATGATGATCTCACCATGACTCCTGTAGCAGACCGTGTTGACGGTGCTACGCCCGGCGTTGATATTCTCGATGTCGAGTGTCTTGAGCAGGATTTGATTCAAAAACAGATTCAACGAGCTCAGGAACGGGAACTCCGGATTAAGGATAAGGAGGAAACTAAAAGTGTTCCTCAGAAGGCGGCGAAATCGGATGTGTTCGAATTTGACACAAAGTCCGATCTTGGGGATGATGAATCCCCTTTAGGAGTACCGAAAATGTTTGAAGATTTCTCTGAATTAAGAGATTTCATGACCCAGACTATTTCAGTGCTCCAGAGGCAGTCCTATGCAAAAGCTCCCGGAAGACGGGCAGCAAATCGGATTGCTTCAGTTCTCAACAGGAAAAAGCCACCACGGCCTTTGACTGGAGACGATGTCAGATCTTTCCTTGAAGGTGATAAGGAAGTTCTGAAAATGCAGTCGAAACATAAAGCCCCGAAGAAGAAGGAGCTTAAGTCTCGAGCTGCTAAGGACCGAGCTAAAGAAGAAGCTCGAGTCCGCGAGGGCAAAGCGAAGGCGGCACGTGCCGCACAACGCACCGCTCGAACGCGTCGTAAGGAACCACGTGCTTTTGACGATCCTACTGAAGGAGAGATTAAGCGTAATGAGTTTCGTCACGAAAAGGAGAAGAAGAAACTCCTGAAGATTCGTGAGAAAGTCGATCGAGTTTGCCCAGAAATAAAGGAAGAAGACCTTGTGGAGGTTGATCATTGTGATACTCCATTTAAGGTTCGAGTTCCTCGTATTTCTCCTGAAGAGCGAGCACGTCGTTTGGAAGTGCGGAAGAAGCTTGAAGAGCGTCTCCTGAGAAAGGCTGAAAAGAAAAAAGCCAAAAAGGAGCGCAGAATTGAGCGCAAGAAAGCGGAAAAGGATGCGGTTAAACCCGAAGCCTATGAGCATTTCATTGGCCCTTCTGAGCTTTCATTTCGCACGGTTTACGACTTCATGCACCCTTTCATTGGTGGTATTGGCTCGAAAGAGCATGTGCAGATGGTCATCGACATGATGAACTTTCTGTATCAGCTCTATCGGAGTCGAAACGCGGTTGACGGAGCGTCGGCGGTTTATTCGTATGTTCGGTTACTTGGTTTGGATGTTTCCTTACTGACTGGCTCGATTGAGGATTTTCTGTCCAAGATTCCTAAGCAACGCTACACTCCTGGCTTACGCCCTGAGGCTGATGAAAAGGAGCTGGATGACGAGCCTGCGTTCAACGTTGAAGAAGAGTTGGGAAAACCGTTCTCTTTCGGAAATGTGACTGCTACTGTGCGCGATTATTTCATGAGTTTCGTTAATTCGGAACTTCTCTCAAATATTCGCAAGTTTCTTCTTTCTTTGGTTTCTCTGAAGTGGTTTAATAGCGACGTTGGAGGGACCATTGAAAAGTACTTGGGTAAAGCGCCAAAGGCAAGTATGCTCCAGCTAGCTCAGCTGTTGGTTCAGTCGCTCGCGGAGTTGATCCGAATTGGAAGTGCTATCTGTCAGGGCTCACAATCAATAAGTGATGTCCTGTTTGCACGTGATCCCATTTTGGCGGCTCGACAGAAGAATACGTATCTGATGGCTCACTATCCTGATGCATTGTACTATGGATTGCCGGTAGAGAACCGCATCCATGGCAAAGTGTTCATTTCAGAAGCCACTCAGTTGCTCTCCGATGTAGACCAGATTTTGAAGAGTCTAGCGAAGTTTGACTCGCGAAGGTCCGGTGTTTTGGAGATGCAATCTCAGATCCAGAAAGCTCTGTCTACGGTAAAGCAAAAGGTGTCCCAAGAGCGACCCATGCCCTATGGTCTCATTCTGTATGGTCCTCCAGGTATTGGAAAGTCTCTTATCCTTGAGTTTTTCTATAAGCTCTGGTGTGCCTTGAAAGGCGTTAGGTACGAAAAAGGAATGGTGTTTAACATGACCCCATCTTCTGAATACTTTGACGGTCTTGACCCGTTTTCCCAGTTCATCTGGCATGCGGGAGAGGTCGGAAATGAGTCTGACGCTGTGCTAAAGTCTGGAATGCCCCAAACCTTGATCGAGATGAATCGAATCATGGATACTTCTCCTTATGCGTTGAATATGGCTAAGGTAGGAGACAAGGGTGAGGTGTACGCTTCTCCGGAGTTCGTCGTCATTGACACAAACAACAAGGATTTGCATATTAGCAAGGTCATGAAGTGTCCTGCTGCAATGAAACGCAGATTTGTAGTGTGTGAAATGAACGTCCTTCCAGAGTTTTGTAAACCAGGCAGTACTGCACTAGATAGTGCGAAGAGCTTTGGAGCTGGTGATGACATCCTAAATAGGTATGAATTCACTCTCTCGAAGTTCGAGCCTCAAGGAGACAAGGCGATAGAGCATGTTCTCAAGAAGACTTCAAAAGTCGAAGAGATGGCTTCTAGCTTGTTTCAGGATATGCGTGAGTTTGCGCAACGTCAGGAGAAGGCTCAGACTGCCATGTCTGGAGAAAACTCTCATGCTGACCGTGTGGTTCGTACAATTATCGAGCAGATGTCCCCTAAGGAAAAAACTCCTATCAAGGACACCCTCGACGATATTACTGACCTCAAACAAGACGATGACGGGAACTTTGTTTTGCCAGAAATGATGCCATATAGTTGGCTAAAGAAAGCGCAAGCAAAGCAGTTTACAGAAGACTCGCGTAAGAGACGCAATTCTTCGCCTCCTGCGCCCGTTTCTCCTCAGCCGAGAGCTCTACAACCTGTGGATGAGTTCCGTTGGAGCCCTCAGTGGATTAGTGAAGTATCACGTCAAGGTTTGGCGTTTATTGCTTTATCTGTCGTACTGTGGGCTATGGATGGTCGTCCCGATGCTCTTTCTGTTGGTGAGGGTATACTTGGTTCGATTGTGTGTTTGCTTGGGTATAATGTTTCGCCCTTTTGGGCAAGCTTGTGCTCTTCAGCTGTCGCACTCTTGACTTTCAAAGGTTTTCTTACCAAACGCCTGAGTTGGATGAGTTTTTTGGCTCGGTCGAAGACTAGAGCTGAGCGAGACGAACGTAAACGGAAGTATCATGAGTGCTTTGCAATTGAACATCGTGAACATCTGTTTTTAACTTCTCAAAGTACTAGAGTGTACGCAGCCTTGACAGCATTGAGTGCTGGTTTGGCACTTGCAGCTACAGTTCATGCTGCGCGTTATCTCGTGCGCAAGAGAAAGAAAGAGCGGAGCTTGTTGCCTGAAGAAGGTGATGGAAGTATTGAGTTCATGAAGCCATTTGAGCGTGATTGGGCAGCTACTAACACTATTGATCGTTTCAAAGTGAAGTTTGGCAATGCAACAACGTCTTGGATGGAACCCATTCGTTCTTCTCCGCCCACATTCACGGGGGATCCTCTTGAATTATGGAAAAGCGTGGCACGCAATATCCGTAAGATTGATGTGATTTCCGGTGATCGTGCTTCTGGAGGATACATGTTTGGTGTAACTTCTTCGTTCGCTCTGGTGTCTAAGCACTATTTCAAGAGTGACAACGTCACCCTGAGAGTGTATAACAATCGGATTGGGCCAAGTGGGTATAATGATATCCCCATTGTCTCTAACGACTATTTGGACTTGCAGGATGATATGGTTCTTGTGAATGTGCGTACTATGCAGTTTTCTGATGTGACGAAACACTTTGTTGATGGGCCTCTGAACCCCGTTGGTACTGTGGTTGTGTTTGCGCAGACATTGCAAGGAATGTATACCGCTTCTCCTACTGAGTACGATTCCGAAAGAGGACTTTCCATTTCCCGTGCCATTGAGTACAAGTATGATAACCATGGCCCTGGAATGTGTGGGATCCCGGTGATTTATTCACATGGAAAAGGAGCTATTGTGGCAGGCGTGCATTGCGCAGGAGGTTTGGGTCCTCGATCCATCTCTACTGTGCTTTCGCGTGTCACATTGCTTCAGGCAGTTGAAAAGCTTAGCGATGTATGTTCGGAGCGAGGCTTGATGACTGTTGCCCCTGAGTCTTTGGATTTGGTGCTTGAAAAACCTGTACCGAAATCTCCAGTAAGACACGAGTTGTTTACGAATCATTTGGAATATCTTGGCAAACTGCCTGGTCCCGCTATGGTTCCGAAGCACGGTTCGCGTTTGGTAAAGTGGGCACACTCTGCTCATCTCGAGACTTTCTTTAAAGGTCACTTCAGCCATGAACGACAAACCATCTATGCGAAGCCTATGTTGAAGTCAGTGTATTCTCCACAGTTCATCTCCCCGGTTAACAAAGCCCTACGGAAAATGGATCGCTCAGCGGTCAGTTTAAATACTGATTTGTGTACTATCACTACTAACATTTTGCAATCGCATCTAATCAGGCGTCTTGAGAAAGCTGGAGTTAAGGCTCTTGCTCCTCTTGACTTTGCCTCGGCGGTCAACGGTATCAACTCTGATCCCTTGTTCCGGCGAGTGAATGTCACGACGGCTGGTGGACATGGTTTTCCTGGTTCGAAGTCTAAGTATTTGCCAGTTTACTCTGATACCGATGGAAATCTCATCAGAGGCGCAGACGAAGAGTTGCAGAAGGCAATTGCTGATATTGTTGCGCGTGTTGAAAGGGGTGAATCAATTCACTCGATCAATGTAGCGGCGCTTAAAGATGAACCCCGTCCCCTTGAAAAAGCTAAGGAAGGGAGTACGCGTCTTTTTATGGTTGGTAGTTTGCCAATTCTGATCCTCTGCCGCATGATGCTTGGTCCTCTTTACTCCACTCTCACTGATTTGCGTGAAGATGTTCCTGCAGAAGTAGGTATCAACATGCATCGAGATGCGTCACAGATCTTTGATCGGTTGGCTTCCTTTAGTGAAGAACACATTGAGGGAGACTACTCGAACTATGATCAGACGATGCCCATTGAGGTGTCTCTGGCCGTTGGTCAAATCCAGCTGAACATTTTGAAGCACTTTGGTTACAATGATGCTGCTTTGAAGATGGTTCGAGCGTTGCTTTGTGATGCTACTTACCCTCTCATAAGCGTCTACAAGGATCTGTTCTTTTGTCCGGGATATCAAACCTCTGGAAAGTACGGAACTGCCGAAGAGAACTCTGAGAAAAATGCGTGGATGTTGATTTACTGTTGGGTTTATCACTTCATTGTCGAGAAGGGACTTCCTTTGGGAGAGCTTCCTGACTTCTTTGAGTTTGTGGATATTAGCACTTTCGGAGACGACGTGCTTGGAGCTGTGAAATCTGTAATGGTGAGGGAGTTCAATAATGTCTCATTGCAAAGGCTGATGAAGGAAGCCTTAGGCATGGACTTTACGAATTCTGAGAAGACGACCGAAATGAAAGAGACTCTTTCTCGTGATGAGGTCAGCTTTCTAAAACGGAAGCCTAGACGAGATCACCCAATTGGTTTCACTGTTGCTCCGCTTCACCTTGACTCAATGTACAAGATGGTTGAATGGCGGATGCCCTCAAAGGCAGTTAACATTGAAACTCAACTTGAGAGTACCTTGATTTCGTTTTTGTGGGAAGCTTTTTTTCACATGAGTGGAGAGAGAGAGTTTCAGAGGATGAGATCCGATTTGATTGCCTTCACAAAGGAGACGCACGGAGATCTTATTGATTTCGCCCGATTGCCGACTTGGAGTGACCTCTTCTCGAGGTTCTCTGCTTAGGCAGTCATTTGTTTGATGTAATCCTCAGAAGGTTATTTAATTAACGGCAG